CCCACTCTCCACCTGTCAATGCAACAAGCCTAAATAGTTTTTGCATGTTGGTGGGATTGTAAAGAGAAGGTGCACCAAAATCTTGAGAGAAAAACCATCCCGTATGCGAAGTTTTGGAATCTTGCCTTTGATCATCCTTTTCGTCTAGGGCAAAAATTACACCATAGGCGCTGGTCGAAAGACCATCAAAGATCCTCTTTTGAAGATCGGATTCAAAAGTTTCACCAAGCCAATATAATTCTTCACCGTTTTTATAAACGGAAGTGTCTACAACATCTGAATTAACTGTTTGAGGATTTGTGTTGAAAACATTTCTAATAAATTTAGCATCAGACTTATCAAAGTTGAAGGCCGTCTTGTGTACTTCTGTGCCCGTATTATCCAAAATTGCGGCCACATATTCAGGGCCCACAGTGTTAGCTTCAAATAAGCCTCCCGTTCCACCAGTCAGAGCTGCTGTCCCTCGCAGGGTGCCGCTCAATATAACAGCGGAGCCAGATTGTAAATACCAGATTGCGGCCAAAGAACCATCATTTAGTCCGGAGCCTGATTGACAAACAAACAATCCGTATGCACCACCGTTTGATCCGGTGGCGGTATCGGGATCTGCACTTGTTTGCCAGCCTGCTTGTCCAGCGGTACCAGCATCTACATGAGAGTTGCCCAATAATCGCACAACTGTGACTGATCCTATATTTGCTGCCAAATAAGCCTGTGAGGCATAAGAAGCATAAGTTGGACCTTGATAGTTTCCATCTCTCCATACATCTCCAGCCGCCTTACCGGGGACTGGATTACCATAAACCTGTACAAATTGTGAAAATGAATCGATTTTTATTGGACGCATTCCCGGTCCTTGAGGCAGGCGACCAAAAATCACAGGGCCTGCTGGCAAATCAAGAGCAGGTAACTGCGAATTATCAATCTCTTTGACAAAGACACCCGGTGAAACAAACTTAAACTTTCTTACTGACATTCTAATATTTCTCCTAAAAGTTGAACCAAAATTAGATTGCTTTTCTATAATAAATAGTCTCTATAAGCTTCAAAGTCTAGAATAATTAACCATCTTCATGATCGTGACCTTTTTAAGAAACAATTTTAAAATCCATCAATCCCTTTCTCGATCTAATACATTTGGCAGACAATTGAAATCTTGCCTGAACTTGTCCAAATATTTCTCTTTCTTCTGTGAGGGTAACAATCTCGAAAAAAGTAGATCCATACTGTATATAGTCTCCTTCCCTTACATAAAGATCTTGATCTTCAAATAATCTTCTTTCGTGAAACCTCACAGTTAAAGAGTGAGTTTTATCTAATCCATAATTTTCCGTGACCGTTCCTATACCATCAAATTCAACCAGAACATATACTCTCACAGGCGCGAGAAAACACTTCTCTATCGCTTCTCCATAAAGTGGATGAAAATTTGTTCTTTCTATGGAAAGCGGGAAATAAGTTATGGCTTGGCCAATGACTCGCTCCATAAGCTCATCATTAACTTGCTTTACAAGATCTCTTTCCTTCTCTCCAAGAAAAAGTGGAGGAGGAGGATTTGAAGGCTTTTCCCATTTATTTTCGGCCATAATTCTTAATATTCCTTTTTATCGCCAAGAATAACTCTTTCTCTTGTAAATCTAAATTCTGCGGCGGATTCTCTAATTGTAATTTTTGGCTGATTATCGTTTTTATCAGCACCCAACAAATATCCTAATATTTTTAAATCTATCGTAGTTTGAAACTTTCTTTCTTCTTCTCCTAAATTAGAAATATTATTATCCAAACTAAAATCTCCCTGAATAAAGCCTTCAAATTTATGACCGTCTTTAGTTATGAAAAAATTATTTATTTGCCCTGTACTAACGATAAAGGGTGTAAAAATTTCATTCATTTGTTGCTGATATTCTGTTGTTATCATAACTTTATAATTTGCGACAACATAAGTCGGCATAGGCATTGTCATCGTTTCATAAACAATTTTTCTATTTTTAAAAGGATAAGTTTTCTGGCCAAATCTTCTCTCGGCAGCCGTATTGGCAAAGTTTGCTGTCTTTTCCTGATTAATCCGTCGAGCGACAGTAATCGCGCCCCCTTTTGCATCATTTCGTCGTGGAATGTGAGACCATGCCACACCTTTCATCTGAGGATCTTTTATTAATGATATTCTTTCTACACTCATAGCTGGAAGTGTGAAAATATTTTCCAGATTGCGCAACTCTTTATTTTCTTTTATTTGAAAGGCTCTTTCGGGCATTGACCATATAATAGGTACTTTCTTCCACCCTTCATTCGTTGTACAAAATATATTTAATTTTTCATTCAGCCATTCATGAAGGGCATAATCAATTGTTTCGATGGTGGATGGCATAAAAGTAATTTCTTTTAGTGCAGGGACAGTGGCCTTTTTTTCCTCGGGAAAATAAGGTCTGAAATCATCATCAAATTGGTCTTTTTTGCTGCTCACTTATGTATTTATCCTTGGAAAATCAACATTGGCACTTTTGTTTGTATCGTATTGACCGCCTCCGTTGTTTCTGCATCTCTCTTTGCCAATTCTGCATAGGTTAATTCATCCAGAATTGTCTTTAATTCTTCTCGTAATTTTTCTTGTTCATTCTGGGCTTGACTTAAGAGATCGGATGCATTTAAGGTAATATCCGATCCTGGAATTGGAATGGGATTGAATTTTCCTCGAATTTGACCAAGAGTTTCTTTCGATAGGGCCAAAGCAAATCTTCGGATCCATTGTTTTCCTATCGCATTAATATTTTCATAGGGAAGATTATCGAAAGGAATAGTATTAATATTATTAACCCCACCTATTCCAGTATCCACATCGGAAGCCTCATCCCAGCTATCAGGTATAACTGAAAATTCAACCCACATAAACCTATATATGCCTACCAGTTGTGGCTGAGGAAATATTCTTAATTTATTGTCCTTTAATTCATATGAATAGTGAGATAGGCGTGTGAACAAGTGGTCTTCGTAAGCCTTCGCCTGTAACTTATTCTGCCATACAGGGATTACCTCGAAAGAGGAATCATCAGTATATTGTCCATAATATAGAAGGTTTCCGACAACATTCAATCCTCCGTAATATCCGAAGAACCTCCACATTGCAGCAGGTGTCTTAAAGAAGACTTTTTTGATTATAACCCTCTTATTTCCAACAATACCTGCGAATGGGGCAGGGTCGCCGTTGGGCTGCAAGCCGCTAGCGGATGATCCTGATATAATTGCTTGTAAATCATAATCTTGCTCTTGCTCTGTAATCTCGAAAGATGCCGAATAAATTGGAATTGTTCCTCCGACATCAGCATTGAAAGAAAAATTATCAGCCACCCTTCTTTCATATTCGAAAGTAACACGGGGGAATTTTAAATTAACATTAGTCGGCCCAGTTACAACATTTCCATCCTGATCAAATGTTCCCGTTGTTTGTCCAAGAACGTTGGAGAGAATATTTTTTGATTGATGCAAATTGACCAAATAACTATATTCTAAAACAGCTTCTTCATAGTTTGCATAAACATTTCCGGCCAGCATTTCAATGTCTAAGACATCTCCACCCAATTTCTTATATGTATAAGCAACTTGATCAGCGGCACCAGAAAGAAAAGCATTAGATGTATATATACCAAGCGGAAGTGTTGCAGCGACATCGGCGGCCGCACCGGTTGTGGGCAATATCGCCTTGCTCATTTGGCTGGCTGGTGTTAGTGTTGGCAATGCCATTTATGATCCCTCCGCATTAATTAGTTTCCAAATAAACAAACCCCCCTCCGAAAACGGAGGGGGGGCATTTTTTGTGTTAATGTGTCCTAGATTATACTATGACAAATCTTGAACGACGACCAAGCCGTACATATCCGGGCGGACCATCTTCTTGGCATATCGAGTCATGACGCCTTTGCGCGGCACGAAGTCCTCGGTACCGAAGATTGTTGGAGTCATCTGGAGAGGTACATACGGTGCGTACACATATCCGCTTTCAAGGAAAGAAGAACCTTTACGTCCTGCGAGAACAACGTTCCGTGGGAAGTAAGGATCGACGTAAACGTCAAACTTCTTGCTCAAAGAGCCGACTTTAACAGCACCAACCTGACCACGATCATCATCGTGAGTCACGGCACCACGGAATCCAGCGGTAAACTCAAGGAGGTTAGCAACTTCAGGTGAACACACGATGAAGTTAGCACCGCCTCGAAGGGTCTTGCGGTGAATTTGGGCCGAGACATCATTGATGGTCTCAATCAAGGTTTCATACCACTCGGATACATTACCCGTGAAGTCAGGAAATCCACTAGTTGGAATTAGTGGTGCACCAGTTGTCCGATTTACAAACTTACCAGGAAGTCGTGACCAGAACAAGGTTTCAGCAGTAGCACCCTTCACGAGATCTTCCAAGATTTCTTGGTCGATTTCAAGAGCGATGTGCTCGGACAGAATTGAGGTCAATTCGACTTCGGCATCCAAGTTATGGTATGCGTTCAAGTCTTGAGCCAATTCTGGTGTCCATTTCGCTTTGAGTTTCTTGGTCTTCGCAGTGACAGCCACAGAATCAACCTTGATGTCAATTTCTGGAATTGCCGCATTGTTTTCCAATCCCCATGTATCTAGACCAGATACAGAACCAACCGCGCCAATGGCGGCGAAGTTGTCATCAATAACAAATGATGCTGTATTCTGTAAAACAAGGTCGGTTGCGCAGGCGTTGGCAGATGCGAGCCCTGCGTTAACCAGTAAGACAGAACCAGCAGTATCGGGGTCATCACGAGTCAGGCGTCTGACTTGATTAACATCGACAACACCGGCTGCATCGTTAAGAGTCACAGTGACGAGATCTTTAATGTTAAACTGGCCGGCGGTGAGGGTTGCCAGAGGCAAAGTTGAAACACAAGCAAAAGAGCCTGATTCC